TTTTTCATATGCGATCCAAATGGGTCATAATGTATGGAGTCACATTAATGCAGTTCAAGAAGCAAACAGACAATACGACAATGGAGTTATTCCAAAAATGCTTGTACAAGAGCAATTTGACAGGGTTCTATTTAGAGATGTTGTGGAAGAAATATTCTCAAAGTCAACTAAAGAAGACTCGTTAAAAGTAATTGAAAAGTACTCTAAGTTTTGGATGGCTATTCCAGGTACACGCGGAGCAATTGGTAAAAAGACTGTAAATTCTAGCACGTTCTTTGGTGCATTGTTTGACGTTGATGAAACTGTTGTTGACGAAGATGTATTAGATGAAACTAAGTTGGAGGAGTTACAAGATGAGCAACTACAGTGAGCAACATGATAAAATTGCTATACATTTGCAAGAGTTATACCAAAAGCATAGAAAACTTGACGAAGAGATAACTTTGCTGTATAATAATTTTGAAAGTGAACAAATACTTAACCGTATGAAGACACAAAAACTTTGGCTTAAAGACGAAATGCATAGGCTGGAAACTGAACTAAAACAACTAGGATAAATTATGTTATTAGAATCATCATATAAAGAAGGCGATACTATTAGTTTCAAAACTGTAGCAGGTGAAGAAATTGTAGCACGTTTAGTAAAAAAAGACACTACACATATTAGAGTAAAAAAACCTATGGCACTTACAATGACCAAAGACGGATTAGGAATGGTACCTTTTACGTTTACTGTAAGTCCTGACACTGAGTTAGAAGTTAATCTAACTACTATTGTTTTTATTGCAAAAACTGAAAAAACAATGGCTAATCAATATCTTGAATCAACAACAGGAATTAAGTTAACATAATGAAACGTGATTACGACACAGGCGAAGCAAACGACATTATCTTCTTTACAGGTGTAGAAGTTGAAAAGACTCCTGCCTACGGAATGAAGACGTTGTTTGTTACTGGTATTCAGAGCTTTCATGATATTATGGAGTTCTACAACAGAGAAGATTGTAAACATATCTTCTTTGGTGCTAATCACAGTTACAAGCCAGTTACCTCAGACGAGTTTGAAGACTGGGATTTAATGATCCGTGCGTTTACAGATCAAGGTATCTTATGTAGTTTAGATATTCCTAGCACTATTAACTTAGAATGGTTTATGGATGGCGGTCTAGTCGAAAGCAATAACTTTATTCCACAGTTAAGAGTTGTAATACCTTACGTTAAACAATGGAACTACAACACAATGGTTAAAATTGACGACAAAGGGTTTAATGCATCTAATCCAGGCGTTTGGTGCCATAGCTTACATGATTTAATGGACCGTGATAAATTCACGGATTGGAGTAAATATGGCCGTGACAAAGTTCTAAAATGAATATTGTAGTTGCTGGATGTAGTTGGAGTGCAGGTTGTCCTGAGCAACCGTTTTCTTGGGTAGAAGCATTAGCTGAGATTATGCCAAAACATAACTTTTATAACTATGCATATGCAGGCAACAGTTTACTTACAAGTTTGCATCTCTTAGATATTGCAAAAGAACAAGTCGATGCTGATAAAGTTATCTTTCAACTAACAACTCCTACTAGATTAAGTTTTGCATTAGACACAGATAAACTAAATGCAAATCATTATCAAATTACTGACAACTATTATAGTATTCCAAAAGAACTAGAAATGGTAGCACTAACACCGGGTGCTGTTTTTGATAACATGTCAAGTGATAATGAATTTATTAAATTTGGTAAGATGTATTACAAATACTTTAGTAATGATTATTATACAGATATTACCAGTAAAGCGTTAATTGATCTTATTCAGACACAATCACATATACAATTTTTCCACACTAGACCTAAATACAATTACCCGTTTCCTATAATAGAAGATATGTTGAATTTTGATGATTATGTTATTGATAACGGCAAGCATTTTAATGTAGAGGGTGCAAAAAAAGAAGCCAAAATAGTAGAAAAATGGCTAGAAAACTATTGACAACTAAGCTAAAAGAAGGTATACTAGTAATATGACTTTAGAAGAAGAACGTGAAGGCTACTATAATTACATGACACGTAGAATGAAAGAAGAAGATATGATAATGACGCAAGATAATATAATGAAAAATGCACAACGTAGTGTTTGGGTTACCTTTAATAAAGAAGGTGTACATATGTACCCAGGTGCTGATACTGATCCTAAACTAGCAACCGGCGATTGGGATGATGTATCATTCTTAGGTATTCCACATCGTCATATTTTTCACTTTCGTGTTCGTATTGAAGTATTTCATAACGATCGCGATATTGAATTCATTCAGTTTAAACGCTGGATGCAAAGACTCTATGACGTCGAAGGCGTACTAGAATTAAACCACAAGAGCTGTGAAATGATAGCAGATGACTTGTATAATGAAATCTCTGTAAAATACCCTAGCCGATTTGTAGAAATTAGCGTTGCAGAAGACAACGAAAATGGCTGTTTAATCTACTATCCGAAACCCTAATGCTATTAAAAGAGAGAAATAAAAATGGCAATTGAATTTAATCGTGAAGCATACACTAAAGTTTTTAACGACTTAGATAAATTCCGCGACTTCTGTCGCTTTGAAGGAAAGATCTTTAATGAAAAAGATCTTTATAAGAAAGATGCTCCTGTATGGATTGCATACAATAAGCATCAAGGCTGGCTTCGTGCAAAAGCACGTGGTGGCGGTAAAGACTTTGTTCAACGTGAACGTAAGCCTAACCCACGCTTTAACAACAACCGAGGATAATAACTATGACAATCTACATTGTGGACATTGAAGCAGTTGACACACGCTATACTAAGCAATGGAAGGAACATCTTCCTAGTCAAATGCAACGAGCTACAAATGAAGATGTAGTTGTTATAAGCGGTGGAGAAGTACCTCAGGCTACAACGCCTGGGGCCTTTCTTAATTTTGCAGGAACAAATAACTACAAGTCTCAACAAATGTTAGAGATTAGTAGAATGTTTGCTAATGGTGAAATTAAAAACGGTGATTATTTTTTATATACTGATGCATGGAACCCTACTGTTATACAATTAAAGTATATGACAGAGCTTCTAGGTGTTGAAATTATTATTGGTGGTATGTGGCATGCAGGTAGTTATGACCCACAAGACTTTTTAGGAAGACTTATTGGTGATGAAGACTGGGTAAGACTTGCAGAACAAAGCATGTATGAATGTTTTGACGACAATTACTTTGCAACACAATATCATATTGAATTATTTGCAAAGGCATTTAACATGAATGATGAAAAGAATCATCGTGTAGGATGGCCTATGGAATACTTACACAATAGCCTTCAACAATATAAAGGTATGCAAAAGCGCAATTTAATCTTGTTTCCGCATAGAGTTGCGCCAGAGAAGCAAGTTGAAATATTTAGAGATCTTAAAACACAATTACCGCAATACGAGTTCGTTGTGTGTCAAGAGCAAGAGCTTAATAAGAACGAATACCATAACTTACTAGGTGAAGCTAAGATGGTGTTTAGTGCTAACTTGCAAGAAACACTTGGCATTAGTTGGTACGAAGGTGCATTAGTTGATGCTATTCCTATGGTACCTGACAGACTAAGCTACAGTGAAATGGGGTTAGATGTATTTAAATACCCAAGTGAGTGGACTGAAGACTATGACGCATACTTGCATAATAGAGGCAAAGTAGTTGCACAAATTATAGAGTACATGGAAAACTACGATGACTTCCTTCCTAATATTAATAAACAACTTACTAAACTTAACAAAGAGTTTTTTAGCGGTAAGAAACTTTACAGGGTTATTGCAGATGACGAATAATGATTACACAATAACTATTGGTGATTCTACTTTTAGTGCTTCAGAGGCGACACTCGGAGCGAACACTATTACTATTGACACATCTTATACAACTGATACAGGATCAGAGTTTACATATAATGTGCCAGATACATTTGTCTTGCAAGACTTTGTACATTCAATGCCAGAACTTTCACGTGTTAAATTAATGTGTGAACAGTATCCTGCTTTAAACAAAGTTTATGAGCAGTTTAAATTAATCTATAAAATGGTCGATCAAGATTATAAAGGTAACATAGAATCAAAGGAGGCACTATTCTAATGCAACATAAAATAAGTGAGATGTGTGATAAAATTTCTGTTATGTACGAAAAGTCCATGAATCTTAGACGTATGAAATATGATACACCTAAAGAAAAACAAGAAATAATACTAATTAATGCGTTAGTATCTGACATTCAAGCATTAGCTGGCGATATTTTTAATGACCAAATTCCGCATGAAAAATTAAAAGGTGACAAATGATTAAGAAACATTATTATAGCTGGACTGACGTAGAAAAAATGTGCGTAAACATTGTTAATCAAATGTATACAGACAACTGGCGTCCTGATTATATTGTAGGCATTACACGAGGCGGTAATGTGCCTGCTACTATTATTAGTAACATGACCGGCATACGTTGTGAGGCAATTAAAGTAAGTCTACGTGATAGCCAAGATGGCGAAGAAAGCGAAAGCAACTGTTGGATGGCAGAAGATGCGTTTGGTATCTTTCAACAAGGACATGGCCGTGAAGGCAAGAACATTTTGATAGTGGACGATATCAACGACACTGGTGCTACATTTAATTGGATTATAAAAGACTGGCAATCAGGATGTTTACCAGATGATGATCATTGGAACAATGTATGGAATAACAATGTGCGATTTGCAACACTAACAGATAACCTAGCTAGTGAATTTACAGAACATTGTGCATACACTTGTCACGAAGTAAATAAAGCAGAAGAAGACATTTGGTTAGTTTACCCTTGGGAAAACGTAGCCGAATATTAAAACCATAATAACATGAGGAAAGGAACTATGGATTTGAAAGAACAAATGATAAAAGCAGCAAGAAAACACGCCGAGGCGGATTTAGAGTTGCACAAAGTTAACATCGAAGTCTATATGCAAAAAGTTGTAGGCATAGGAGAGCATTCTGATATTATTGAAACAATACAGAAAGAACTTGATCAAATGGCTACGGCACATGACAGACTAGAAATGCTTAACAAATATTTTAATGACTAATACAGATTTAAATGCATATGTAGGGAACTGGGTTAACAAACTAAATGATGCTAACGTGTGTCCTTATGCTAAATCTGTCTACGATAATAGTAAATTAAAATTAATAAATTTAGACCCTCCAGAAGACGTATATGAATTTTGGAGGGCTGTTTCAGAGCAAGCAGAATTGTTTGATGGATCTATTGAAGTTGTTATGGTAGCAATGCCAACTAACAAAGACATATTAACAGATGATCAAATGATTGGAGCAACTGATAGTCTAAACGCAATGTATAATTACAAAGACAAGGACTTATGGTTCTTAGATGCATTTGACGATTATTGGACAATAATGCTGTTACAGAAGATTACAGCATTAGATGATGCCAGTGACATTTTTCAAAAGAAAGAATATTACAAAGATTTTCATCCTTATAGGTATAAAAAGTATATACAAGGAAGAAAGAATTTACGTAATAGGTTGACAAAAACCTAAATACTTGTTATAATATATGTAACATTGAAGGCAATCCACTGCCTAAACATCGGAGAATTAAATGAATAAAGCACTACAGATTAAGACTAAATTAGAAGACGCAGGCATACGCTATTGGGCTGGTGATAACATCAGCGAAGTATTACAAGCGGGCGATAAAGAAGAACTTAT